GCGCCGCCGATGCCGCCGAACATGTTGGCCATACCCTGACCCTGCGCGAGCGCGGAGCCGGCCTGCGCTTGCCCGATTGCGCCAAGCTGGCCCATGACGTTCTGCGCGCCTTGCTGCCCGTAGCCAGCGGCGCCGAGCGCGCTTTGCGCGCCCATGCCCGCCATGCCGCCGAGCTGCGCCATCTGTTGCTGAATGAGTTGCGAAAGCATCGCCGGGCGGAACTGCGCGAGCGCCGCTTGCGTGTTGCCGCCACGAAGGCCGCCGGTTGCGCTGGCGTTCTGAAGGATCGCCGTCTCGCCCTGCTGCGTCATCGCCTGGAATTGCGGCGACGCTTCGAGCTGCGCGATCGCCGCCTGCTGCGCCTCGGGTCCGCCGAGGCCGAGGAGCGCCTGCTGCGCGCCGAGCGCGCCCTGTCCCGCCTGCATGTACGGCGCGAGGAGGCGCTCCATCTCGGCTTGCTGGCGGCGCTGCTCGGCGATTGCGGCCTCGCTCGCGGAACGCTGCGCGCCAGCGGCCTCTTCAGCGGCGCTCTTTTGCGCCATGTAGCCGCCGACCCCCGTGATGATTGCTCCGCCGATGATGGCTGTTGCTACCCACATTTTGCTGGCTCCAGTGCTTGGGCAATACCAGAAACGAGACGCGCCTGCACCTCGTCGTCGTGCGCTTTCCACGTCTCGCTTTTTTCGATGAAGCGTTCCTCGATCGCATCTGGATCGGTCAGCTCAGTCGGGTAGAGATTCTGCAAAAGAATGTCTTCGAGCACGAGGAAGACCTTCCGACCAGGCGGTGCGATCCACACCATCGGGGCTTCGACACGACGCACGCCATCTTCGGTAGCAAGCATCATCACGCCGCGAAGAAGGATGTTCGTGTGCGCCTGCTTGTGCCGATGGCCAACGACGAGCGTTCCAGCCTTGATGACGCCTTGTCGGATGTAGAGCCCAGGGCCGAAGATGTGCTCGACCGGGCACTCTACCTGCGGAAGTTCGAGCATGGCTCCTTCGAGCCGCTCAATCTTCTCCGCGTCGTCGTTCGCCCGGACCTCCGCAAGCGTCATTCGCCCTCAAACTCCTTCTCTTCCCACGCCTGACAGCTGCGCAGGTCATGGCACACGAAAGAGAACTTCGTGCAGAAGCCACGGAAGCCCGCACCGACGTCCCACTGGTTCCACGGGATGCGCTCCATCTTGAGCTGCGTCCCCGGCGTGTTGTCGTAGTACTCGCAATTCGAGCAGCGACGGCGGCGCGCTTCGGCCTCGTCGACTTGCATCGCTTTCGCGAGCCCGCGCCAGTACTCGCCATTCGCCCTGCGCTCGTTCGACGGCTGCTCGGGACCGAGCATCCAGTCTTGAATGACCATCAGCGTGTTTTTCTTGTTCTCGCTGGTCGACGGGAACGGCTTTTCGACGGGGATACCGAGCATCATCATTGTCTGCACCTCAAGTAAACAGGACGCCGTTCGCGGAGCCGTAAAGCGCGTTCGCTGCGCTGCACTGCCACTGAATCAGCTCGCCTGGCATGAGCAGCGCGCCGATGACCTCGGGGCAGAGGTACGTCTCCCCGGGGAGGATGGTCTTCGTGTCGATGCGTTCCGACGCGCCGATCGGGCCGAGCCAGATGGTGAGCGTCACGTTCGCCGTGTTGACGTTCGTCCACGCCATGTAGTCGATGCGCGTCTTCGCCGCGGTCGACGTGTACGCGGTGCCCTTGACGTTCGGCACGAAGGCCGGAGCGATGATCTGCGAGGGAGTGACGGCCATAGCGCCTCAGATGTCGTTGGTTACGGTCAGAATGACGGAGGGGATCTCGGGGACGACGCCCGCAGCGGGAAAGTGCTCCATGCGGACCGACACGTTGTCGACGGCGTACACCAGCTCAAAGTAGTCGCCAGGCTTCAGCTCTAGCACCCAGTTCCACGCCGCGACCAGCTCCGCGTCGTTACCTTGCAGCCGCACCTGAGAGGCCGAGTCGGGCACGTCCACGCCGGAGATGCGCGGCCAAATCCACATGATGCGCGCGTTCGGTGCCGTGTTGTCGAGCTGCGCGCTAAACTGGAAATTATAAAACGCCCCGTCGGCGACGTAGATGCGCGAGGTGTTCACCGAGTCGCGCCAGATGCCGCGCTGCGTGCCCACCGTGTCGAAGGTGACGGGGTAAGCCACGTTCGGCAGCAGGGCCACTTGGTCGACGTTCGACGAGAACGTGCCAAGCCCCTTGCGCTTCAGCGGCGGGACCGGCGGCAGCGTCGCACCGACCATCGCCAGCGCGGAGACGGCGTTTAGAGCGCGTTCGGCAGCCTGAGCGATGGCGAGGGCGTTCGAGGCTTCGATCGCCCCGTCTTGGGCCAATTGCGCGACGACACCGGCGAGTTTGTTGACGCCTGCGAGCGCCGCACCGGCGTCGAGCGTCACCGCGTCGAGGCCCGTCGTCTGAATCTCGTCGACCGTCGAGAAGAGGAGCTCAAATTGCCGAACCTGCTCGTGCTCGACGAGGAACTTCGCAAGCTGGTCGCGGGTGAGGCCGAGGCGTCGAATCGCCATCACCACACCAGCGGTTCGAGGGCGGCTTCGAGGCGCGCGATGGGAAGGTGCGCCCACGAGTCGCCGCGAAAGCGTTGAATGCGGAAGCGACGCATCGAGCCCTGGCGACGCCACGCGATGCGGTGCTGACGAGCGCCGAAGGCGCCGACGCGAATGGTGTGGTCGACCGACCACGAGAGCCCGTCGAGGCTGTAGCTCGTCGAGATGAGCGGATCGGTCCCGAAGGGAACGGAGCCGGGGAGCGCGATCAGCTCGAGCTCGTTGAAGATGGCGCCGTTGCCCTCGTTGAAGACGATCGGCGTCGTCAACTCCCACCGCACGCGCTCGCCCCAGTGCGTCGAGACCGTCTGCACGAAGTGACCGAAGGCCGGGCTCGACGGGTCGCCGACGCACCAGCGATCGTAGGCCCAGACGAAGTTTCGCGCGCGGTACGTCGAGAGGCCCTGAAGCGCGCTCGTGAGAACGAACCACACCGGAGAGCCGAGCGCCTTCGATGCCTCGCCGTCGAAGACGAGCGTGCGGTCGGGGAGATGCACGTAAAGGAACGTGTGCGCCTTGTCGTTGCGTGCTTCGAGCTTCACGCCTGCGAGCTGCGCCTCGGAGTACGTCGCGAGGATCTCGTCGATCTCCTGCGTCGATAGCTTGTTCGCTTGCGCGTTTGCGCCGAGGTAGATTGCAGGCGCCTCGTTGCGACCACCGCCGAGGAACGCGATCGCTTCCTGGTACGCGCAGCAGGCGAAGGTGCCGACGCAGCCCTTCATGATCTGCGCGCCTTCGATGCGTTGGAACGGGAATCCGACGCCGCCCACGTTGTCAAAGACTTCGATCGTGTAGCGGTTGAGCGCGGTCACCTCGTTGCGCACCTTCACCAGCGCGACGACGGGGTCGGGGTCCGCTTCGCTGCTCGCGTACTTCAGCGGGTTGACCTGCGTCGGGTCGTTGAGCTCCGTGACGATGAGGAACTCGCCATCCGTCGTCATGAAGTAGCCGTCGACCCAGCAGAAATCGACGACGACGCCGAGGTCGGGGTCGGTCACCTGCGCGAGCGAGGAGCCGGTGAGGTAGTAGAGGCGCCCGCCGGACGCGATAGCGAGACGGTCGAACGAGTAATCGAACGTGACGAGCCCGCCAGGGCCAACGTCGCCGAGCTCGTTCACGATGCCGTCGGGGCCGATGCGCACGAGCTTCGAGCCCATGACGCGGTACAGGTTGTTGTCCCAGTTGATGCCGCCACGGTCGACGCCCGGCCCCACTCCGTCGCTCACGATGCCGTCGCCGGGGCGCAGGTAAGCCTCGCTGATGCCCGTCGCCTTCGGCACGGGTACCATGTTTACCGGGTACGCCGTCCGAAAGTCGGGCGTCGTCGTCGTGTAGATTCCTGCGAGGAGGGGGATCGCGGCCATTTCACCACTTCACTTTGTCGGCCCAGTAGGCCGCGCTCATCTTGCCCTTGGCGATGTTCTTCGCATGGCGAGCCTTGAAGGACGCGCGGCGCTTCTTGTCGGCTTCGCTCTCGTCCTTCTTCGGAGGCGAGCCGCTGACGCCCTGCTGCCCGAAGCGAATCAGCTTCTCCTTGCCACCCTCGCACGCCTTCACGACGTGCGACTTCTTCGGATGGCCCGGCGTTCGCTTCGGGCTGTTACACTTGAGCGCGGCCTTCGTGGTGGCCATCAGTCGTTCGACGGCGCAGGGGCGACGGGAGCATCGGCCACCGGCGGCACGCTCATATCGGGGAGCGGCGGCTCGACGATGGCGGGCGCGTCGGGCACGATCTCGACGATGGTGAGCCCGAGCTGCTGCGCGGTGTAGGTGTACAGGTACTCGTCGTCGGTGCCCCACGCGGCGTAGGCGTCGCCCGTGAGGTTGATGGTGCCGGTCGTGAGGTTCGCGCGCTCGGCGTCCTGAAGCCACCACTGGTAGCTCGCGCTCGTGCCGGGCTGCACGTTGACGTTGTTAATCCAAAGCACGGTGGCCGTGGACGGGAAGACGGAGACGGGTTCGATGATGGCGTACATGTTGTGGTCCTTAGAGCATGTAAGTCACATTGAGGAATGTGTCGGCCGCGCGCAGCGCGAACGTCGGCAAGTACAGGTTCCCGTTCGTATACGCAACGCACGGCCCGTCGGCCGCGATCCCACTGTTCGACGTTGCGCCGGGTTGCGATGCCGTCGTTGGCGTCATGCCTGCTGGCAATGAAATGTACGTTGCCGTTGCCGTGGAGCTGAATGTTGCGCCTCCCGTTGGTGATACCAAAACAGAAAGCGTGACAAGCCTACCAACGCGGACATATCGCGCGGTGATCGTGGGAGTTGTGCCGCCAAAACCTGTAATCGTAGGCGTCCACGTCCCTTCCGCATAGCAATCCAGCGTCTGCGTGTCCGCGTTGCCCGGCGTCGCGGGGAGCTTGAGGCCCTGCTGCGTGCCGGAGGCATCGAAGATCAGGCCCGTGGTGCTGCCGAGCGCGACGCCAGCGCCAGCCACGCGGGAAAACGTGGCGGCGATTGCGCCGTTGGCCGCGATGGCTGCCGTCGTCGCGGAAGGGAAATAGAGGCCCGATACGCCGGTGCTGTTGGCGATGATCGGAGCGGCGGCGGTGCCGTCGTTTCCGACAATAATGCGACCGTCCCCGCGAACGACAAGAAAACTAGGCGTCCCGGTCGGCCCCTGCACACTGAGCGCGGTGTCCGCCGACGTGGTGCCCGCGCGAATCAAGAGGCCGTACGACGATCCCGAAGTCGTGCTGCCTTGGATCTTCGCCGTCCAGTCGGCCGCCGGACCGAAGGCGTGGAGGGGCGCGCTCGCGGCCGAGGAGCCAGTGCCAACGCCGAAGTTACGCGTCGTCGTGTAGATGACCGTCGCGCTCTGAATGAGTTGCGAATCGCCCAGCGTCGTCCCCGAGCCACTCCACACCGGGATCGTGCCGGTGGTGCCGGAGCCGCCGACGGGAGAGCCGAGCGGGGCGGATACTGCTTTGAGTGCCATATCAGAAGCCCTCGCCGGGGATGACCTGGAGCGAGCCGCCAGCGGCCGCCGCGATGTGCGCGAAGAACTGGTAGCCGCGCTGCTTCGTGATGGTCTTCGTTTGGCCTGGGAGGATCGTGTAATCTGCGTTCAGCGACGCGGTGAGCGAGTTCGTCTCGCCGAAGCGAATCGAGCAACGCACCGCCGAGAGGTTGGTGATCTCGACCGCCGAAGAGTTGTTCGGGAACGCCTGCACGGCGCTCGCAACGCCAGGAGCAACGAGGACGCCCTTACCGTAGTCGGGCGCGAATGGCTGGGTGTAGTAGCTCATGGGTTTGGCCTCAGATCATGTAGGTGAACGAGTAGCGAACGGACGAGTTCGCAGCGACGGTAAACGCTGGAGACGTTGCCTTCTGGAAGATCGCGCGGAAAAGCGCACCGACCCGCGCGGCGACGAGGAACCAGCTATCTCCGACCGGGGAGCCTGTAACGGTGTCAACCGAAGGAGTTGCCGCAGCCGGGAAGTTGTCGAAATAATCGGTCGCCGAGGTGAAGGTGAGCGTCGAGGCCGCTGCGGTCGTGATGCCGATTTCGAGCGAGATGACGTTTCCGGTCCGCTGGTAGCGCCCAGAAAACGTAACGGTCCCAACGACGCCCGCACCGTTGTAGACCGGCGTGAAGGTGCCCTCGGCGTAAGCGTCGAGCGTGTTCGGGTCAGGGTTGCCAGGCGTCGCCGGGAGCTTGATTCCCTGCCCCGTGCCGCCGGCGATGAAGCTCGTGCCGTTCGTCGCAAGCTGCACGTTGCCCGTCGGCGAGATGTAGAGGCGATCGCCAACGATACCGCTTGCGCACGTCGAGAACGTCAGCGAGCTCGAGCGACCCGCCGCCCAGTTGGACTGCGCGTCGAACTGAATACGCCCGGCCTCGAAGAAGCCCGTTCCGTCGTGCGCGCGCGAGATGAAGGTGCCGAGGTCGTCGCCGGAGACGACCGCCGCGGGGACGAGCAGCGTTCCGCGCGCGATGCTGGCGCGAAAGCCCGCGGTGCCCGTCGTGCCGTCGGTGTAGTTCGCCGCCTCAACCGTCGCGCTTCGCGGGGCCGTGCTCGCCGCGTTGCACACCGTCAGCGTCGCGTCCGAGTCGGTGACGATGTTAAACTGGCTGCCGTACACCGCGAGCTTCTGCCCGGCGATGGGAGCGCCGCCGATCGAGACCTCGGTGCCGTTGTCGCGCACGATCGAGTTGGCGAGCGTCGTTGGCGCCGTCCACTTCGGCAGAAAGTTGAGCGTGCCCGAACCGACGCTCGACGGCTTCTCGGTGGTGTACCAAGCGACGGAGAGCACGTCGTAGCGCAGCGTCAGCGAGGCGCCGGCCTGAATGCCCGTCGGTGCGCCACCCACCGCCGTCGCGCCGTTGAGCGTGAACGTGAGCGCGGTGACCTCCTGCGAGGTGAAGAGGACGATCTCTTGACCGTCTGCCGCGCTCGCCGCGGGCGGAAGGACGATCGTACCCGTGGCCATCGTGCCCGTCGGCGTCAGCAGCACGAAGAGCGAGTTCGCGCCGGTCGGCAGCGTGAGCGTGAAGCCCGAGAGCGTCGGCGACGCGGTGACGCGCTCGAAGGCCGGGGACATCCACGCCTGCTCGATGTACGTGAGCAGCGTCGAGATCGACGCCTTGCGCGCGTCGCCGTTGCTTGCGGAGTACACGGGGATTTGATCGGACCCCGAGAGCTGGTTGAGTTGCGCGAGCTGGTTGATCGTTGGCATGGCGGTCCTGTTGCTTCAGTCGTAGTCGATCGGGGCGTCGTTGCCCGCGAGGAGCGGATCGACGGGATGCGGAAGGAACGGGTCGCCCTGCCACGTCCACGGCTTGTTACCAGCGCCGGCGGGCATCGTGCGCGGGAACTGCTGCTCCTGCGGCATCGCGGCGCGCACCAGGATCGTGTTGTACGCCTCGCGCGCGGTGGCCATCGTCGCGGGCAAGACCTGCTTGCCGTAGCTCGGCGCGATGCGGCACGCGAGGTTGCAAACGATCGCCTCGTTGGCGCGGTCAGGAACGGCAGTCTGCGAGTCGAGGTCGCTCTGCTGAGGCGAGAGCGGCAGCGGGTAGCCGAGACGGATGCCGCGCTCGTTCCATTCGGCCATCATGCCGTCGAGACGACGCAGCGCCGTCTGGAGGTCTTGCGGCGTCGAGTTGAACACGTAGTCGGCGAGGCCGATCTCGGTCAACGCTGCTTCGATGTACTGCCGCTTCGTGTAGCCCATGGATTAGCCCTTCAACGCTTCGTCGATGCGCTCCCCGAGCGTCTTGTCGCTCCAGCGCTTGTCGACCTTGATGCCGAGCTCCGCAGCCTTCGCTTCGAGCTCCGTGCGCGTCGGGGGCGCGTCGTCGTCACTCACGTCGAGCGCGGGAGCATCGACCGCGGGCGCGTCAGCAGCGGCGACGGGCACGGAAGGCTGCGGCGCGAGGGCGTCGGCCTTGCTCGTGCACCAGCCTTCGGCGACGCGCTTGGCGACGAGGTGCGGGGCCTCGTTGCGGTACTCGAGACCGTGCTTGGTCTTGCGGTAGACGAGGGGCATTTCACTTCCCCTTCTTCGCGGCCTTCGCCTTGCGCGCCGTCGAAAGCGCGATCGCGACGGCCTGCTTCTGCGGCTTTCCGGCCTTCATCTCCGTCTTGATGTTCTTCGAGACGGAGCCCTTCGAGTATCCTTTGACGAGCGGCATCACTGACCCCTGCGTTGTGCCCAGATTGCTTTCATCATCTCGGAACGCTTCTTCC